TAATCGCCACGAACATGGCAAAGGTGTGAAAGTCTTCATAATTTCTGAAGATAACCTCACCTGTCACGTTCTTTTGTGCGGCATAAGACTCAATTGTTTTGTAGAAATCTCCGGTTCTTAGATATGTTTGAGTGTTATCGAAGCCCAGACCGCTAGGAGCATGGAAAAAACCATGTGAGCTCATCAGGTCAAACTTGGCTCCGTTTCCATTTAATAAATAAAACTGTCTCATAAGCTCTCCTTAGATATACAGTGCTCCTAACTGCCTATTTATCTGCCTTACTATGTTCCGTCCTTCGGCCTCAGAATAACCACCTGCAAAGCTGAAGTTGTTGTTGAGTGTCACATTTGTTGCTCCTGCGATAGGTGCGGCAATGTCTGCAGCCACATTTGCGGCGGCAACCTTTACCTGGAACCTTCCGGCTTCAATCTGTTCTGCCATCTGCTTCATCATGTCCGGCATCCAATCATTGAAATGTGAAAGAGGTCCTTTATCAGGCTCTGAGAAGTGCAGGAGGCTTGCTATTGTCTGAGCTACAGACGAAACAGCCTCACCAACAGCACCAATCATGGACTGAATACCATCAATAAGACTCTGAATCATATCAACACCCCATTGATAGAACTGATCTGGAAGAGATGCAACAAAATCAACCGCTTCAGTGATTTTCTCAACAACAAAATCTACAAGCTCTGTCACCTTTTCGGTAATCAAATCCCATAAGAACGTGAACATTGTTTCAAATATGCTTGTGACCTCATCAAGCGAGGTTCCAAAGAAGGACAGAACCACATCAATAGTCGAAGTAATCCACTCCCACCAAGTAGCCCATGTTTCCTGAATCAATGTCCATATAGTAAGCAGGAAGTTCATAAGTCCCTGCATGAACAATTCCTTATCAGCTGTCAAAATGCCGGTAATCATGTCAATGATAGAAATAATGGAATTGAACAGCGTAGTTAAGGCCACTGATATGATCTGGAACGCTGCCTGGAATAACGGAGCAAGCATATTACAGAACCCTTGCCATATCGGTTTCACAGTTTCCACCACATTGGTGAATGCTTCCTGAATAGCCGGCAAGCGCTCCTGAATCTGAGCTATAAAACCACTGAATGATTCTTTGATGTTATCCCAGATTCCGATCATGTTGGTCCTGAACTGCTCATTGGTATTCCACAGGTGTGTAAAAGCGGCAACCAGAACACCGATAGCTGCTATAACTGCCACGATAGGACCAAGGCAAGCGCCAATTGATGCACCTACCGCACCAGCACCACCAGAAATAGCCTGGAAAGCTGTGGCTATCTGTGGAGCAAAAGTCATAATATGACCAAAAGCAGCTATAAGCTTGCCGACTACAATAAGCACAGGGCCAATGGCTGCGGCAATAGCTGCAATCTTGATTAGCTGTTCCCTTTGGCTCTCATCCATGCTGTTGAGTTTGTCAACAAATTCCTGTATCTTTCCGACAATCTCTCGGATTGTAGGCATCAGCATCTCACCAATGGAGATTGCAAGTGCCTCAATTTGTGATTTCAGGATCGTGATCTGCCCTGGAAGATTATCGAGCATTGTTGCAGCCATTGCCTCGGCTGAGCCTTGATATTGTTCAATTATCTCCTGTCCGCTTGCTAATGCTTCATTGAGTGGCATCACAGAGCCATCTGCCAACTTTGCAAAAGCCTGTGACGAATCATCAATTGCAGCGGTCAACTTCTCATAGTCATCAATTGACGCATTGGAGATTGCCAACAGACCAGCCATGGCTCTTGTTCCACCTAGCATTGCAGCCGCTCTTGCCTGTTCTGCTCCCTCAGCTCCAAAGGCTTGTTTGTTCAACTCTTCCAGAGCTGCGTCATATTTCTTTTGTGTCAAAGAGCCATTTGCCAGGCTCTCATCTAATAAATCAAGCTGAAAGTTGTAATCTTCCAACGACATATTGATGTCAACCATGCTGTCTCTCAGAGTATCCATGATCTCTCTGAATGACAACATATTGCCCTCGGAATCCTGTAAGGAGATACCAAGTCGGTCCATTGCGGCCTGACTTTCCTTAGTAGGCTTTGCCATCCTCTGCATCATGTTTCTGAGGGATGTTCCAGCCATATCTGCCTTAATTCCAGCATTAGCCATCAAGCCAAGTGCAACAGCCACATCCTCAGCACTGTAACCCATAGCACCAGCAACAGGAGCTACATATTTGAATGATTCTCCCATCATGGCGACATTGGTGTTCGCATTTGAGGCAGCAGCCGCCAAAATATCAGCAAATCGCCCTGATTCCTCAGCGGTCATATTAAAAGCTGTCAAAGCATCAGTTACAATGTCAGATGTCGTGCCAAGATCCTCACCACTTGCAGCCGCAAGATTCATGATTCCTGACAAACCATTTAACATCTGCTCGGTTTTCCATCCAGCCATTGCCATATAATTGAGCGCCTCAGCCGATTCAGATGCGGAGAACTTGGTTGTCTCTCCCATTTCCTTAGCCTTTGCCCTCAGCAATTCCATCTGGTCAGCAGTGGCACCTGAGACAGCTTGAACTTTACTCATGGCAGCATCAAAATCACCTGTGGTTTTTACCGCCGCTGTGAATGCTCCGACAATGCCTGTTGTAACTGTGGCTGTGAGCTTACTTCCAACACTCGCAATCTTATTTCCAATGGTCTCCAGCTTTTCACCCATGTTTGCCATCTTAGCGGAAACCATATCAAGTGAACTCGGCAACTCCTTCAACTCATTTTCCAACTTGTTGAGGTCTGCCTGAGCCTCATTGACTGCCTGTTGCCATTTCTGTGTTTGTATGGAATTTTCTCCAAACTTAGCTTTGGATTCCTCAAGCATTCTGTTGAGCTCGCTCAGTTTGGATTTCTGATTCTTAATCTGATCCTGGAGCAGTTGGTGCTGTTTGGCATTGTCTGAAAGGCTCTTTTTGTTCTTATCAAAAGAAGTAGTAAGAGCCTTCATCTCAGATGCCAAAGTCTTTGACTGCTGAATGATACTGTTTATCTGTTTCCTATATTCAGCTTCGCCTTCAATTCCTATTCTTGGTCCAATATTTACTGCCATATCATCTCAACTCCATAGCTTCAGCGAATGTCATCTTGTCCTTCTTAGGTCGCGCATTTCCCTTGTAGATGGAAAAGCAGTTTATCATATCCAGCATTTCCCCATATCTGGTCACAAGGACCTCTTCTCTGGGGATATTTAGCAAATGACCATAAAATATCATCCATGTATCATTAAGCTTTATGCTGTCTCCTTTTCGTTTTTTTTCCCTTTTGCTTTCTCCGGTTCTGCTTTGACCTCGGTCTTCATACCTTCACCGATCTCGCCCATGAGTTCCTTCTGCAGGCCCTCAAGCTCGCTGATGGTCATGCACATAACCTCTTCTTTATCCAAGGGCCTTCCGACATAGTTCGGATCAGAAAACTTCTGCTTTGTCTCATAGCCTTCTGACATAGCAACAGCAAGCTCGGCAATGACATCAATTATCTTATCTGTGCTCTGGCCCTCGAAAATCAGTCCAATGTTGGAAATATCCCCATCAGGACACAGTCTTGCGACCTTCCTGGTGGTGCCAACAGTAAGTAAAAAGTGTATCTCTCTTCCGTTTATTAACATTTAAGCCTCCTTATGCCCTTCATACCTGGATAAAATAAGTTCTTTTGATTACTCTGTAGTTGTTGTAGCTGACTCGATTCCAAGAAATACTCTGAGAGCTGTCTCAGCTGCAGCCTCTGTTGAGAAGGCACTGCCTCTGTATCTCCAGTTCTTGTTCTCGGTGTCATCTCTCATGAGTGCTGCTACCAGAGTTGTGGTCTGCCACTCAATCTCATCTTCCTGTGTTGCTCTCTCCTCTTCAGGGATAGAGAACTTAACTTTTGCAAGAACAACAGGCTGATATGTTGTAACCCCATCAGACATCCAACGAACAATAAAGCCCACTCCACAGAATGGAACATTGTTCTGATCTCCATCTGCTACCCAGCCATCTACTGCTTCAGGAGCACCAAAGATGAGATTCTCTGTCTCTCTGAAAAGACCGTCAACCTCAAGCTCGGCTGTTCCGCCAATGAACTCACCAGCGCCGCTCTCAGCAACAACATTATCTGCGTAGAAGTTGTTATCCTCTGAGCTCTCCGGCTGAAGATTTACAGATACACCTCTAGCAAGCAACTGTCCATTTGAATATGTTACAGTTGTGCCTGAATTTGAATATGTAGCCAC